TTCCATATGGTTACTCCATTATCATAGCAGTATAAAGGAAAACCAGAAAAAGGTCAACCTGTTATTGTGTTCTGTCCAGCATATTTGGGATCATTGGACTCAGGATCTGGATAATCCTCCCAAGTTTCACCCTCATACTCTACTACCAAGGGGTTAATATCCTTTCTTTCTGCAAAGATATGATAGAAACAGTGAATAGGAAGTCCTCCCTTAGACTGAAGATATACCTTTTCCGTATCCCATCTCTTTACAATAATATCCTGATGAGAACCAATAGGTTGAAGTTGGACTGTAATACTATTCTCATGAACCAAATCTTTCCAATAGGGTGGTAAGAATATTACCTTTTCATTCTTAAGCATTCCTCTATGATAGACACCAACCTCAGGTCCTTCTATACAAGCATGAGCAAGACGCATTCCATCTTGTGATGGATGCTTTATATCAAACTTCTTAGGTAAAGCATCTGCTACAGAATGTCTTGCTTCTAATCTCCCAACAGAAATACAATCAACAGATCCAGTCGTATATAAATCTCCCTCAACAAATACATTCCCTTTGATTTTAATTCCAGTAGGTTGACTACCAGAAATACCAAGAGAACTCTCTGGCATTGTAGAATCAGGATCTGCATTAGAACAAGGTCCAACCATTAAGGTTGCTTCTTGTGCTCCAAATGCTGTAGGACTACCAAAAACTACAGGACCTTCTGCTAACATTGATCCATTAATTGCCTGATTACCTTCTTTTATAGCAGCACAAACTCCAGTTCCTACCTTAAGTTGTCCACCAATGTTTACATCATCGAATAACATTTTTACCTCCTAAGCTTGATCAGATCCTTGTCCTGCCATAGTAGCAGCAGCAACAGCGGTTTGCATAATGGCATATTTCTGCCCGCCAACCTTAGAGTCTTTAAACATACACCCATCACTGACACCACGGAATATAGATCCATACATTTGAAGAACAGCATTTGCACATATATTACCCATTCCTGGAGTAGCAATACTGTAATATTGCTTGGCAGTCATCATCAACTTCTTTGAATTAGTAATGATGTTTTCTGTTGCCTCCAGTTTAATATTCCCTTTAGTATCACCGTCTCCTACAGCTATAAGTTCAATATCAGTTCCCTGCAATCTAATCTTTCCGTTAGATGCAGTTATACAGATATTACCATTCTTCGCATTAATTATTATAGTATCTTCTGCTTCATCCTTAGAACTACCTGCCTCAACTGAAAAATTTCCAGGACTTGTAGATGTAGTCCATCCCTTCCTGTCACCATCCATATCTAAAAAGAATGAATGTTCTGCATCAGGAGTTTGAAGAATAACAGCTGCTGTTGATTCAGAATTTTTATGAATATGACCTAACCTAATAGATCCCTTATCATTGGACCAACCAACTTCAGTATAATTCTGTTTAGCGGTATCAGTAGGATTATCCTCAGGTCCTCTACCACCTACTCTATTATTAACTGTATTTCTTGAAATAGCTCCGGGAGCATCTATACCTTTACTAGACATGTTTTTTTATGTTAGATTTTGAGGAGTACCTGGAATATTAAGTGTAGGATCATTACCACCTGGATCACTACCCTGTCTCTGGATTGCAGATGGAGGTGTTGTTACCATACCATCAATACTTTCTTGCATTGTATCATAGATTTGTACTAATTGACCAGCAGTTTCATACCATCCAGCATATTTAACACCATCTTGATAGAATACTGCACCATAGTAAGGTCTTCCTTGATAATAACCAGTTTGTTTCAATCCAACCAAATCCGTAACCTGCACTAAAGGTAATGGTTCTACAGGATCCCTAATAACTTCAAACTGTAATGCCAAATCTAAATTAACACCCGTAGGTGAATCAACAATAACATTAGGCATTCTAGTAAAGAACCCTGGTTGATCAATACACACCTTCTCTATCTCTCCAAAAGGACCACATTGACATAAAGAAAGTTTTGAATTATTAGGAGGATCCAATCTAATTGTATCCGTACCACAATTATAATTTATACCAGGATTTAAAATAGTAATTCCAGACAATTTCAAAGCAGCAGGATATCCTTCACCAGTACCAGGCGGAAATCCATTACCAGGATCCTCAACTATAGGATCATCAACAACTCCCCTACCAGATACTTTCTTAGGACAAGGTGGTGGAATAAGTTTTGCAGAAACACCAATAGGATTTTCTTTCCAAGTCCTATAGGTTCCTGTACCTACTGTCATCTTTGTATAAATCCGAAGCATAACTCCTGTTGGATTATTCAAAAATACATTAGATTCTTTTTCCTCATTCCTCAAAACAACTTTTATGTCATGCTTACCTTTACTTCCATCAATTTCTACTTCTTGCAATTCATTCGATCCATCAACCCAATTATAAGGATGTTTTGCATGTGATACAAGTTTATCATCAATAAAAAGTTGTGCATCATTATCAGCCTTAAATGATATTTGATACTTACCTGTTTTAGGAAACTCTACATTATTCCATTGTAGAATTTTGACCCCAAGAATATTGTCATTAGGAACAGTTAAATTCTGAGTGGGAGATCCAATAGGAGAAACACTTTCACTATTAAATAAAGGACTCCAATTCTTATCAATATGATGGAATAAATGAGGTCCTTGATAAGTAACACCTCCTTTAGTTGTACCACCCGCTATACCACCCGATACCTTAGTAGCAGCAGTAACCATATACTTACACTTATTTCCATTAAAATCAAAGAACTTTCCTTCTGTTGCACCACATACCATATCTTGCCAATCCCAATCAGCAATTTCAGAAGGGAGATCTTCCATTTGAACAACAGATTCACCCTTATTTCTCAATTTTATATTAGCAGTATTATCAGTATTTCTAGCGAACTGTAACTTATGAGTTTGGCTTCCTCTTCTTCCTCTTCTTGTCCATGTCTTATCGCCAATATGAATACTATCTACTGCTACTCCTGCAGTTCCTGGATTATCACTCCAATCCATCGTTATTTCTGCCTCATTTCCATTAATTATTAACTCTTTACCATCACTAGAAAACTTTACGTTTCCACTATTAATAGTTAATGAAGCATTAGTATCATTTCCATGACCATCTTTTAATTCAACTCTCTTTCCTCCTCTAGTTACTCTAATTGGATTATTAGCAGAATGTAATCCTGTATATTTAATATTATATTTACCCTGTCCTCCTGTATTACTGCTATAGAATTCTACATCATAAACCTTATTAACTATAACCTCTCTTTCATGAGAAACATTTATCTGTCCACCTGCACCTGTTGTAACAACTTTAGATTCATGAATATTCAACTCAGGTATTTTAATGCTATTAGCATAAGCAGATTGAGAAGTAATTTTAAACTTAACTGTTTTCTTCTCTGCTTTACTAGAAGCACCACTTAACCAATCTAAGGTATTAAAAACTTTTGCATTAATCTCTTTCGATTTTTCGGATTTGTAATTCTCAACAACAACCTTTATAGTATGTTTCTCAGGACCTTTATTTTTTAATTCTTCATCAGAAGTAGGTCCACTGATATAGAATGTCCTTTCACCATAAGTTTTCTTTTTCCTCCTAGAGAGATCTAATACTTTTTCATCATCAATCCAAAACTCACCAATATCATCTACTTCCATCTTAACTTTATAATATCCCCCATGAGTAAATTCCTTAGTCCAAGTATTTGTAAAACTACCAGTCTCTACAGGAGGTACTTTACCTACTCTATAAGTTAAATCATAGGTTGTTCTTTGACCTTCAAGTGCTTCCACCTTTCTAGGATTATAAGCAGTGAATTGACCTGCACCTGCTTGTATCTGAATATCATCAGCATCATCTAAAGTATCAAGGAAATCAGCAAAGATTTTATCTCCTGTTCCTATTCTATTAGCATCTAATTTATCCAACTTATCACCTTTTTGAATTCCACTCATCTCCGCACTAGACTTCATAGTTTTAAGAAGTCCCTGTTCTGCCAATTCAACCACTCTAGAATTATCACCCCAATGATCATTAATATTACCTTGCGGAGCTGCTCTTTTACCAATTACTTTCACATCATATGTTGTATTTTCCTTGACTTTAATAGTATCAAATCTTTGGCCTCGACCTGCTGTTTTACTTGTATCTCTTATCTCAAAAGTATGAGATCCATCCTGAGCAGTAAACCTATATCCCAACCCCTTCGTTCTATGAGGAGAATACCAATGTACCTCAAAAGTAACATCAACTAAAGGATTATTAGTAACACTGTAAGGTACAACCGGTGAAATTGCATGTTTGTTTAACAATTTACCCCAACCCTTATATTGTACAGGATACCAAGGTTTCTCTGCACCAGGAAATCTTGTTGTCCAAAATGGATTATTAGGACATCTTCCTTCCTGTTGGGGAACACTTTCAACTGGAATAGGTGGTTTTGGTGAATCTATAGTCAACGCAACACCCATTGGATTCTCATTCCAAGATTTCTGTGATGTAATCTCTGCTTTGTCAAATGTACTTTGGATCCTAACCGCTAATGCCATAGGGTTAATACCTTTAGAGGTCTCACCCATCATAAACTTACATCTATTTCCATTCACACCATAAAATCTACCTTGACTTGAACTTGCTGTAACATCTTTCCATGATTTACTAGCATCTATACCAGATTGCAATAAATCCTCATATTCCAATCTAGAACCTTCACTAGCTAATTTACCACCAGATCCTTCACGAAATCTTATTGCACCAGGTCTTACTTCTGACTCTACCGTACCACCACTTCTCCGAATACTAGTTAATATTACATCATATTCCTTTCCAAGTTCAACTTCTACTTCCTGATTAAAACTAGAAGATGAACCCCTATAATCTTTTCCTACAGAAAAAAGTCCTGGTATTGTAAACCTATTACCATACATACCACCTACCTGAACATTAAAATTAACTTTTCCCTTCCTTTTTAATTTACCATCTTGTCTAAAAGCATATGCACCACCTGGCTTTTGTTCTAAATTAGCCTTAATAGTATGATTTCCTTGTTTAATAAATCTTGTTAATTTTAATTTACCAGTACCTTGAGATGTATCACCAACAAATCCTTTCTTTTCAATAGTAGCTTGATCTCCTATTGTAAGATCTACATTATCATCAACTTCTATTTCAATATCATAATTCCCATCAATAGGAAAATTAACATTCGGCCATGTAATTAAATGAGTTCCTGCATATGGATTATCTTTTAATTGTAGTTTAGTATCAAAAGGACATACTCCATAATCATTTAAAAATCCACCCCTATCATAAACATTAGTTCTCCATAACTGTCTGTTTGCCCTATTAATATAATCAACTGTATTAAAGATTTCTTTTGTCTTTTCACCCTTAGATTGAGTTGATGTTTCCTTCTTAACTGGTGGAGGATTTAATGTAACTAAATGCTTCTCACTACCACGACGACCTGATTGAGTCCATGTCTTCCCTGCGACAGTAATCTTTTCAACAGCAACTCCAGCACTATTAGGTTTATCATTCCAATGCATTTCAATAGTAGAAGAACCAGGTCCTATAAGACTCTTACCATCATCAGAGAATCTTAAATCTCCTGAGGTAATATTTAAAGAACAATTAGTATCATTACCATGACCATCTTTCAATTCAATTCTCGTTCCATCACCAGTTACTCTAATTGGTTTATTTGCAGAGTGTAATCCAACATATACTATAGTTTCAGTAGACGATCCTCCTCCACCAGAAGTTACCTTACCTTGTTGTAGAACTACCTGTTCCTTTACTGGCTCATTATAAAGATCTAATCTAAGGGTTTTCACTCCCTTTTTGAGCGTCAACTTATTTCCATACCCACCTTTAGGACCTACCTCTCCACTCTCTGGATTAGTTCCTGTATAAGTTTTAAGTTGATCAGTATATGATTTATTATCAATATAAATCCTTGATCTATTATCTCTAGCAGTATGGAAAACATATTCTCCATCATAAGGAAAATCTATATCCCATTCAAAAGTATACCACTTTCCTGCATTATCAGATCCCTTTACATTAGAAGGAGGAACTGGAGATATAGCATACTGATTCATAAAACTAGATGTTGAAGTTATTACATTACCCGTTTGCAATCTATAAGTTAAATTATAAGTCGTTCTTTTTTTTCTAAGACCTTCAACCTTTCTGGGATTGGATGCAGTAAACTTTCCTTTTTTTGCCTGAATTTGTAGATCATCAGCATCATCTAAAGTATCAAGAAAATCAGCAAAAATTTTATCTCCAGTACCAGGTGCATTAGTTTTTAATCTACGACCCCTTTCATGACTTTCATGAGCTGATCCAAGTTGTCTAAGAAGTCCAATTTCTGCTAACTCATTAACCTTTGAACTATTCTTAGTCTTAGCTTGTGCACCTGGTCTTTTTCCAATTACTTTTACATTATATGTTGTATTTTCTTTAACTTGATATGTAATTTTCTTACTACCATGACTCTCTTTACCAGTGTCTATTATTTTAAACGAATGAGATCCATCTTGAGCAGTAAATTCAAACCCCAATCCCTGTTTTCTATGAGGAGAATGCCAATGAATATCAAATTCTACCTCACTAGTAGGAGTTTGAGTTCCTTCACCACCCCATGACCAATGCTTTACATCATATTTTGCTCTTGTAGTTGAACCATTAGAAGATACCTTTAAAGGTGGTTCTTTTCTTGTAGTCCACCAATTTCTCCCAGCTTCACTGACCTGTCTCATATAAGTATCTACAACCTCAGCAAAGGGAGGTTTAGTGTCGCTAGTATAAGATTGTGGAACCCATGCACCTAGATCTTTTCCATCAGGACCCCACCTTCTTCCATATGCTGATCGTTTCTTTGAAGATTTTGATCCTCCATCACTCCGTGATGCATCTGTAAAAGGATCTGCACAAACTTCAGTCTCTTCAAAATCATCTTCATCACTATAGTATATCGTCTGATCTACAACTGTTCCTAATCCAACTTTAACAACAGCACCCACACCAATTCCACGAGGATCCCTTACCTCTACAAGTGGAGGATATTGATATCCAAATCCACCATTAACCAAATCAATTGCCATTACAGATCCATCACCACCAATGACAGGATTTGCAACTGCGCCAATTCCACCACCACCCATAAAGACTACTTCGGGTGGTTTTGGGGGAGCATTCAACTTAAGACCGTCAGGGCAACTTTCATCCTTATTAGAATCTGGTGTTAATTTATTAACATCATTAATCGTTAAGAATTTAACTGTCTTTCTATCAGGTTTGTAAATAAAAGTTGTTCCAGGATTCTTCTTTGCATGAACATTAGCTTCACATATAGATAAACCTGGCACATAACCCCTCTCACTAGAGATGTACCCAACTCTAATGTCATTTTTTGTTATAGGACCAAAAAGGTTAAATGTAGGTTCTGCCATAATTAATATTTATTCTTGTCCGTAAAGGATTTAAGTTCTTCTGTTAGTTTTCCTCTAACATCTTCTCCTGCCCGTTTAAGAGCTTTTACTTTCTTCATTGCAACATCAACATCTTCCTTGGTCAGACCAGAACCAAGTCCACCTGCAGCCTTACTAATCAAATCAATAGGCGGTGTGCCTTTACCTGGTTCAGCAAAAGCAACTTTTTTAAGTGGTTTAGGAATTCTGTCTTTCATAGAGGCAACTGCTTTATCAATCGAAGAAGCATTAGGTACATCAGTCTCTGGTTGACCAGCACCACCTTTAGCTAAAGTATAATAATCAGAAACTGCTTTATTAGGTGGAGACTCAAATGGGAAAGTATTCCCTTTCGCATTTAAGAAATCTAATGCTTGTGTCATACTACCTGCCATATCACCAAGTTTAGGTAATATATCTCCCAATTTCTGTCCTATATCTGGTTTAGAATCTGCAACTGAACCTTGAGTATCTCCAGGAGAAACAGGTCCTGCTGTTGCCTTACTTGATCCAGGATCCTTAACTTGAATAACTACAACACCACAATTATAACCACTTCCCTCCTGCTGAACTACTAATAAATCTCCCATTGTATATCCACTACCAGGATCAGCAATTGTTATACCACCATTTGCCACTGTATCAACTGTTCCCCTAACCTTATCAAGGGTAAATGTAGCATAAGTAGTTGGATTTATAGCAGCTTGAGAACCCTGAGAAATAGTAAGAACATCACCATCCTTATAATTTGCTCCTACGGTATTAGTACTAATACCAGTAATCTTACCACTCGCTATAGTGAAATTTAACTTAATTCCAGATCCAGAACCACCAGTA